ATGAAAAACATTCTTGCGGTTGCAACGGTAAACGAATCGTTCCCCCAAGGATTTTCTGTATATAACCTGCCTGAATTTTTGGGTGCAACGTCTTTATTTGAAGACCCTGACTTTCAATTCAATGACGCAGCTATGACGATTACGGATAACAATTCGTCAATGTCATATTTCTATGCTTCAGAAGGAATGGTGACTTCGCCTGAGAAAATGATTACGATGCCAGAGGCAGAAATTGTATTCGATATCAGTAGCACATTACTGAATGACTTGAACAAAGCGTCAAGTGTTTTGGGTGTAACTGATTTGGTTCTTGAATCTGACGGTACAAATATTTCATTGACTGTTAAGGATAAGAAGAACTCGACTACAAACACGTTCAGTAGAATCGTGGGCACTGGAAATGGTGCTACGTTCTCTATGAACTTTAAGATTGAGAACCTAAAAGTTCTTGCAGGTAACTATACAGTATCTGTATCAAGTAAAGGCATATCCCATTTCAAAAACAAGGATATTGACCTAGAGTATTTTATTGCACTGGAACCTGATTCAAAATATAATGCCTAAAGGCATATATAATACTGTGTTAGTGTTATGCCAGTCTCTGTAATACTTTCGGGAGTGACCCCTTCTCATCACACAACTAGGGTGGGTCACGCCGTAAAATCGGTGGGGATTTTACAACCTTTTAATGAGACTAAATTATGAACAATGAATTTTTATTTGTAGAGAAGTATCGTCCTCAAAAAATTGACGATTGTATACTTCCAAGTGACCTGTACGCCACATTCAAAGACATAGTAGAAACGGGTGAGATTCCTAATCTTATGTTGAATGGTACTGCAGGTTGTGGTAAAACAACTGTAGCGAAGGCACTTTGTAATGAACTAGGTGCAGACTACATTGTAATTAACGGTTCTGATGAAGGTAGATTGATTGATACCTTAAGAACTAAAATCAAAAACTTTGCTTCCACCACCAGTTTGGCAGGTGGCCCTAAAGTAGTTATTCTAGACGAAGCAGACTACATTAGTGCCGAATCTGTTCAACCTGCTCTGCGTGGATTCATTGAAGAGTTTAGTTCTAATTGCAGATTCATTATGACCTGTAATTTCAAGAACAGAATTATCAATCCTTTGCATTCAAGATGTACTGTGATTGACTTCAAGATTCCTAATAGTGAGAAACCTAGACTTGCAAGTGTATTCCTCGCAAGACTTATGGAGATTTGTACACTAGAGGAAATTAAGTTCAACCAAGACGTACTTGCTGAACTTATCATGAAATTTTTTCCCGACTTTAGACGTTGTCTAAATGAGGTTCAAAGATACGGTATCGGTGGTGAAATCGATACTGGATTACTTTCTACTCTTGCAGAAGAGAAGATTACGCCATTGATAAATACACTCAAAGAAAAGAAGTGGACTGAGATGCGTAAATGGGTCGGAGAGAATTCCGACAATGACTTGTCTGTAATGTATAGAAAGATATTTAATGCACTCGAGCATAAACTCGAACCTGCCTCGATACCTGCCTGTGTTTTAATCATAGCAGACTATCAATACAAATCCGCATTTGCGGCTGATACTGAGGTCAATCTTGTGGCATGTTTGACTGAGATTATGAGTGAGTGTACATTTAGGAGTAAATAATGTTAGGAATGTTAACAGTAGGTGACCAATTCCCACCTTGTAAACTGAATGGAATTGACGCTAACAACGACTTCGTTGAAGTTGAAATCGTTGAAGGGTATCAACCCCTTAAACATGATTGGACGGTAGTCTACTTTTATCCAAAAGACTTTACCTTCATCTGCCCAACTGAGATTGCTGGTATGGACATATTAGTTGACCATGCAAACGTAATTGGTATTTCGGGTGATAATGAATTCTGTAAGTCTGCTTGGAAACAAGCGAATGGTGTGATTAGAGAAATCAAACACACACTTGCGGCTGATTGTGGACTTAAGTTATCTTCTGAACTTGGCATTGTTAATGCTGAGGAAGGTGTCTGTAATCGTGCAACATTTATCTTTGATAAAGATAGAGTTATTCAACACGTGTCAGTTAATGGATTAGACACTGGTAGAAATGCTCAAGAAGTTCTTAGAACTTTGAAAGCAATTCAAGCTGGTGGACTGACTGGTTGTGAATGGAACGAGGGAGACGACTTCGTTGCATGAGTGAGTTTGATGAAATAGTGCAACGTCAACGGGAACTTCTCGAAGCAGAAGAGTGGGCGAAAGGAGTACATACCTTACAAGTACATAGGTTGTATTCCATGCACTATGAAACAAAAGAATCCAAAAAATTTCTCGATAAAGGTTATGTCACTGATACCACATTTAATAGTGGCTTAACTGTAAGAGAACAAAATGGAAAAGTGGTATACAAATTTGGAGAAGAATTGAAAGGTCAAGCACTTGTAGATTCTTTTAGAAGGCATACGTGAAAAAAACTAACCCGTTTGATTTTGTTAAATCTGTATCCCATACCAAAAAAGATATTATGGTGGACGATATTGCTGAGAAGCAGTATGCACCATTCATAACTAATAAAGCATTATCCTATCACCAAGACGCAGTTTATTTTGCAAATGAAATGAACATACGTCATGGTGTAGATAACCGCCTTCAATACCTTTTTTATCTAAATATACTAAGGAAAAGACAAAGATTTTCAACTTGGTCTAAACCCTATATTAGTAAAAAGTTAGATACAATCAAGGACTACTATCAAGTAAGTAACTTAAAAGCAAAGGAATATTTGGAAGTTCTTACTGATAAGCAGGTTCGTGAATTGAAAAAAAGAATGACAAAAGGTGGCAAGGATAATGGAAAGTTATGAGAATGAAGTCAAAGACTTAATCGAAGTTACATTCCCCGAAAAAGACGATTTTTTAAAGATACGTGAGACTCTCACTAGGATTGGTGTAGCGTCACGTAAAGAACAAGAACTATATCAGTCTTGCCATATCCTACACAAACGTGGGAAGTATTACATAACCCACTTCAAAGAACTATTCATACTGGACGGTAAACCTAGTAACCTAGATGAGAATGATATTGGTAGAAGGAATACTATTATTAACCTTTTACAGCAGTGGAATCTACTTAAAGTAGTTAATTCTGACAGTATCAAAGAACCTACCGCACCACTTTCACAGATTAAAATCATTCCTTTTAAAGAGAAAAAGGAGTGGATTCTTACACCTAAATACAATATTGGTAATAATAAAGCACCCGAATAGTATAAATATCCCTACGAGGATACATTACATGTTTGGATTTTTATTAGCAATATTGAAAAGTATTGTGCTCAAGTTGGCAACGACTGGAGCATTTAACTTCATGATGCCAACTCTATTAAAGATAGATAAATGGTGTGAAGATAAAATTGGATTAGATATAATCAAACAAGAGCAGAGGTGGTTTGAAAAGTATCCACTGCTCGCAAAAAGAATTGAGACTTTAGAATCTAAAGTTAAAGAACTTGAGTCTCAAAAATAAGGAGAATCTATGTTTAAAGCAAAACTAGATTTAGTAATGGGTTGGGTTAAATCAAGAATCGCAGAACGTACCTCATGGGACGGTGCTACGATTATAGCAATATCAGTGTTGGTGCTTATGGCCGCACCGATTGTTAAACTCTTGGCTTGGCCTGCTTTAGCTTATGGGATTTATACTCTTCTAAAAGAAGAGAAATTAGTGTAATAAATAATCTTAAATAATGGAGTAATTATGGAACCTACATTTTGGTTGATAATCTTGTTGATTGGAGTACCCGTATTATTTGTTTTGAATGACAAGTATGGTTGGGTTGACACTGCAGTGGGCAAACCACCAGTGGTAGAAGAAGAAAAGGTGTTTAAAGCACCTACTGCTAATAAACTTATGAAGTTCACAAAGAAAGAACTCATTGAGTTTGCAGAAAACAACGATATAGTTGTTACACCTTCTAAAACAAAAGCTGAAATCATCAAGCAGATTAGAAAAAAATAAGGATTTAGGGCGGTGAAAAAAACGCCCTAAATACTTCCTTCCTAGAAGTCCATTCCCCTAAATAGGTGTATGGACATATTTCAATTCTTAAGTGAAGTGGGAATCCCTATCGGGACTGCGGTAGTGATGGCTTTCTTCATTTATCTGACGTTAAAATTTACTTTTGATTCAGTCTTAAGTCAAATAGCGTCCACAGAAAACATCATTTCCATGCTCGAAACTAGGGCACGTGTAATGAACAACGACATAATACGCATAGATTTATTAGTTAGTAGTGCATTAGACGTAGCGCCCCCAGTTGAAAGGGTCGCACGTGCAGAAAATTTCGTAGAGGATGGGACTATAGACGCAAGAAGGGACTAGAATCATGGGCGAAATAGCTAAATTAATCGCTGAGTTTGGATTCCCTGTTGTTATGTCTATAGGTATGGGTTACTTCATATGGTATGTTTGGAAATTCATAACAGGTGAAGTTAAACCAGCACTAGGCCGTATGTTTACGGCAAGTATAAGGCTGACTGACCAGCTTAGAATGTTAGACCAAGACATGATTAGACTGCAAGAAAAGGTTAATACTGTCTTGGAGTATCGAGAGCGTCAAGAAATATTGCAGGACGCAGAGGAAAAGGAAGCTCTCGAAGAGGTTAAAAAAAATGAGAAAAGAAAAACTAAGGGATAGATTAGAACTAGGAGTTCTAATATCAATCTTTGTTGTGTCGATTATAAGTCTGTCACCTTCGGTACAAGCAGACGAATTAGTACACAAATTTAAGTCACCTTCTTTTAGTGGTGTCGGAACTTCAGCTCATTATTTGACAATTGAGAATCAGGAGAAATCTAGGACTGATAAAATCGCTGAGGACATCAGGGCAGCTCTTCAACGTGCTGAACGAGAAGCAGAAAATACTGTTCTCGCAAAATTTATCAGAAATTTAGAATCACGTATATATGCTCAGCTGTCAAAACAGTTAGTTGAAAATATGTTCTCTAATGAAGAGGGAGCTAACTACGGTACATTCACATTAGAAGGTAATACAATTACATACGAGAGAAGAAATATTTGTACAGAAGATGGACTATGTGACGATTGGATTGTGATGACAATTGTAGATTCAGAAGGTTCAACTACTACAATTCAAATCCCAATCGGTACTGGGGGATTCTAGTGAAGAATTTCTTTCTAGTTGGAGTGCTTGGACTCTTGTTGTCTAGTTGTGCAGGAATACCGCATATGACGGATTCATGTACAGCAACCATGATGAAAGCATTTGGTGAATGTGTTGAAAGTCCTGAAGCAATCAAACTTCCAGCATACAAATTATTATTAGATTTACCACCCGCTGAGGTAAAACCAGTGGTGGCTGTTTATGCATTTACAGACTTAACAGGACAAAGAAAAAGACAAGACGGTGTTGCAACATTTAGTACAGCAGTAACTCAAGGTGCTACTGCAATGTTGATAGACGCACTCAAAACTGCAGGTGGTGGAACATGGTTCCGTGTAGTTGAGAGACAAGGATTAGATAATCTTGTACGTGAAAGACAAATAGTTAGAAGTACAAGAGAACAATTTTTAGAGGAAGGAGAATCGAAAGAAACTATCCAACCTCTTTTATTTGCTGGCATCATACTCGAAGGTGGAATCATAGGGTATGACAGTAATATGGAAACTGGTGGCCGAGGTGCAAGAACATTAGGGATTGGACACTCGACTGCCTATCGTAGGGATACGTTAGTTGTTTCTTTGAGAGCAGTTAGCACATTGACTGGTGAAGTTCTTATGAACGTTCAAACCAAGAAGACTGTGTTGAGTGTTGCTCAGGGATTTGACGTATTCAAATTTGTAGATTTAGATACCCAACTGATAGAAATTGAGGACGGGGTGACAGAGAATGAGTCGGTGACATTTGCAACGAGGGCTGCTATTGAAGCCGCTGTTCTAGAAATGATTTATCAAGGACATGATAGAAAATACTGGACAATAAACGGAAGACATAGACACCCTCATAATATAGATGGAAGTAATGAACGACATTCCATCGAGGAGATAAAAGACGATTATGAAAATGAGTAAACTAAAATTATTTTTAGGTATCTTTTTCCTTGGGTCTGTTATGCCTCTTATAGCTGATGACGATAACGAAATATTTTTGCAACAATCAGGAGATAATCTTACATTGACTATCGACCAAGTTGGTTACGGAAATAAATTCGGTGGAACTATAGATAGCGGTTCGGTTGCTACTGATATGATTTTAACAGGGTCAAATATTACATTTAATCTTGACCAAATCGGAAACAGCAACCAGTTATTTGGGCCTGCAATTTTTGATAGTGCCACTGTTAATATGGTATTTACTGGTGACAGTAATATCTTTGATTGGAATATAGGCGATACTGGTGATGCAGATAATACAAACATCAATATCGCAGTTACAGGTGACGGCAACGAATGGGATTATGACCAAGGTGGTGCCGCCAGTGCTAACTATTTGGATTTTGACTTAACGCTTGTAGGGAATACTAACGACTTCTTTATAGACATAGATTCAGACCAAGCAAAATGGGAAATGGAAGTTACTGGTGACAGTAATAATATTGATACGAAAATGTTAGACGCATCTGACCATGAATTAAAAGTGGTACATACAGGTGACAGTATTAATATGGACGTTATCATGCAAAGTGGGACATGTGGAACTAAAACATGCCCAGGCAAGATTGACCTACAGTTGAGTTCTGATAATGCAACGGTTACAATTAATCAAAAAGATACTTCTGATTAATATTATGCTTCTGTCGTATCCTGCTTCGGCGGATACGATAGGAGGCATTATTGAACAGACTGGTGTTGCTAACATTATCAGAGAGGGTAATAAAATACCTTCTGTAGAACTGCCTCCAATTAATCTTTATGACGAGGCAGAAACTGGTAATGGGAGAATGTTAATTGAGTTTTTAGATAAAGAAGAACTCGCATTAACAGAACACACTTTAGTCTTTATAGACGAAGTTTATTATGACCCTAATCCTGACTTATCTAAAATGTCGATGAGAATGGTAATGGGTACAGCACGTTTTGCCTCAGGTAAACTGGGTAAAATGAATAAATCGAACATTGCAATTTCTACGCCAACTGCTAACATAGCGATTAATGGTACAGATTTTACGACAACCATCGATGAACTCGGGCGAAGTCTTATTATACTTTTGCCTGACGCAAACGGTGACGCATCAGGTTCGATTACAGTTAGTAATGAATCAGGTTTAGAGGTGGTGTTAGAAGAAGCATATCAAGCTACAATGGTATCTACTTTGAATTCATACCCAACTACACCTGTAGTAATAAACGGTATTACACCTAACTTGATTAATAATATGTTCATTGTGAATCCACCAAAGGATATCGCAAAGGTCATAGAAGAGTCTGCTTCAGAATCAGATGACGGTGGTATTTTAGACGTAGATTTTTTAGAGTTTGACGGTTTAGATACTGACGCACTGAAAGATAGTGAAGGTGAATTAGAATTTACTGAACTTGATATAGATTTATTAGACGTTGATTTTTTACAAGACCTACTTGATATTGTAGAAGAACTGGATAGGAAAGTAGGGATAAACAGAACTGCAGAAAGCAGTTCAGATAATTATGGAATACAAGGTACTGCTATCGGTTTTGATAAAGAGACACAGTACAATACGATAGTTGATACAGGAAGTGGATTGGTTACATTCTACCGTGAGGTAAATGGAACCATAAGTATTAAACTACCGATAGACGCAATGGCACAAATAGTGACCATAACTAATGAAAAGGAGAGTGTAATTAATATGGGTGGTGATAATTCAATCAATATTATGATTACACAACAAAACTAATGAAACAACAACAACAAAAAGTTCCTAGTAAAAAAGAACTAGAAAAGTTAAAGAAACAAGCACAGGATAGGAGAAACGGTTGAAAATAACAGGAACACATTTAGGTATAGCAGTTCTTTTGATATTTTTTGCTTCTCAAGTTCTTGCTGGCCCTGAACATAACCACGTTCACATAGAACAAGTCGCTGACGGTGACAATGCAAGTATCAATATTACTCAAATAGGTTATGACAATGAAATCAATTTTACCTTTGCACACCAAAACAATTCATTTACATTTCAACAAAATGGTGAGGGTAACTACATTGGTTGGGTTTCATATTGGGGTTCAGGTAAATCGTGGGGTGGTGACGTAGACGGTACAGGTAATACTGAAAATGTAGTACAGTATGATGGTGCAACATATGGTAGGCATATATGGGGTAATAATAATGACGTTGATATCTACCAAGACGGAACTCACACGCACAATTTAGATATTCATGTTGACGATGTAGTGCATGAACACCACCAAGAAGGTACTGGAAGTCATTACAGTCAAACATATTACTATGGTAACTCAGACGATAGTATTGTTGATATCATACAAAAAGGTAATGCTAACCACAATTCAAGAATCACATTAACAGGTAACGAACATACAACTCTTAACCTAACGCAACAAGGTAATAGTAATCAATCGTATGTAATAACTAACTCCTGCTACACTTCGGGTGGTTGCACAATCAACGTTACGCAGGGTAATTAACCCTAAATAAAAAACCCTCTTACCAAAAACAAATTCTTGAGGTATAATTGTGTTTATGAAACTAATTAATATCTTGGTATTTTGTGCACTTTTTTTTAGTGCATCTAAAGTGGAAAGTTTAGAACTAAATCAGGACATTCATTGTCTTGCTCAAAACATATATTTTGAGGCAGGCAATCAACCTCTCGCAGGAAAGATTGCAGTAGTAAACGTAGTTCTAAATCGTGTAGAACATGATAAATTCCCTAACAATGTATGTGACGTAGTTTATCAAACCAAAGAATGGAGAACCTCATGGACAGGTAAAACTATTCCTAAATTAGGAATGTGCCAGTTTTCGTGGTTTTGTGACGGTAAGTCGGACAAACCAAAAGACAGTAAAACTTGGGCGGAGAGTCTTCAATTGGCAGACGATATGTTAGTAAAGTATGTTAAAAGTGATAACTATCTTGATTTAACCGAAGGTGCAATGTGGTATCATGCTTATTACATACAACCATATTGGAGTCACCATTTAAACGAAACAGTACAAATCTCCGCACATATATTCTATAGGTAGGTGCCATGTATAAATGGTGGACGGTTTTAATAACCATCGCTCTTTTAGTTGGTCTTCGTATATCAGACCCTTTTCTCATGGAGTCAATTCGACTCAACTATTTCGATTTTTTACAAACACAAAAAGAACCAATACAAGTTGACGATATTGTATTAGTTGACATAGACGAAAAGACATTAGAAAAATACGGACAGTTCCCATTCCCTAGAGGCGTATGGGCAGATATGATAAATAAAACGTCCGAAACAAACCCTTCAATTCTCACCGCTACATTCGCACAACCTGATAGATTCGGGGAAGACGAAGAACTTAGACAGGCATTAGGCAACAGACTTTCACTTCTTTCTGCCTCACCAACCAATCAAAAAGATACTGGAAGTGCACCATATATTGGTATTGCAAAGTTAGGTAAAGGTGACCCTGCAAACTGGTTATACAGTTATGAGGGTATTTCTAGTCCCATAGAACCCCTACAAGAGGCGGTTTACGGTGTAGGTACTGTAAGTGCTTCACCTTCTATAGACGGAACTGTACGTGCGGTTCCACTTGCTGTCATGGCAAATGGACAGATATATCCTTCTCTCGCATTAGAAACTTTGAGAGTTATGAATGGTCAACAGTCCTACAATATAAAGATTACGCCTGAGGTTGGTGTAGAATGGGTTAGGATAGGTAGACTACCACCACTTACTACAAAACCAAATGCAGACTTTAATATTGCATTTTGGAACCAATTTGAACGTGTCAGTGCAGTGGACGAAATCCCTGCAGATAAAATCCTTATATGGGGTTTGACTGCTTCAGGTCTGAGTAATCCAGTTTCAACCCCAATGGGTGCAATGTATCCCCATGAAGTACAAGCGAATTTAATTCAGACCGTCTTGACAGGATTCCAAATACAACGATTCTACTATCTTGAATTTCTTGAAATTTTTCTTGTTCTGTTTTCGTCTCTAGTAATACTGGCAATGGTCTAC